CATAATGATCTCCTATTTGATTATTATAGTTTGATTCCTAAAATGTCGTCTATTGTGAACGCTTGTTTAAGATTTTCTACAAGTATTTCTGGTTTATATTTCATCTTTTCTACACGACACTCTGTACAATGTCTGGTTTCTATTATGTCTTTGTCTTGGTCAATTTCTTGAATTTGTTTAAAAATTGTATGATGAATACACTCATTACATCCATAAAGTATATAAGTTTTTGGTTGTTTCATAGTGACCTCCTTTGAATAATGTTTGTTTTTCTTGTTTGTCATAATATATATAATATAGTACGACCATGGTTCTGTCAAGCGTTTTATTATACTATATGTCAGTCTGGTGTGGCGGTGTAAATCAAATAAAAGTATGTATATATGTAAAATAATGCTTTACTTTATCGTGGTCATTGTATAGTATATAGTTATAAACAAGTAGTTAAACAAGTAGTTAAACAATCAAATAGGAGAGCAACATGACTGACCAATTAAGTATTAATAAAGATGAAGAGACATACAAATTTGTACCAATGACTGAAATGACAGATAAATTATTTGAAAGATGTGGTGGCTGGGTAAGTAAGAAATTGTTTCATGACGAGTTGGGTTACAATTTTGAAGAGTTAGAGCATTGTACTTACCCAGTATGTAAAAGTGAGTTTGATGACGAAACAAAGTTTGATGCATTAAATAGTGATCTAGAGAAAAACACTTTGTTCATATGTGGTTCACCCAAGTCAAGACTATATATGGTAACAGTAAGTGAATTTTTTAAAGAAATAAGTTAATAATAGTTGGGAAGAGCAAGCACTTTAATCAGATACTTTAGTGCTTGCTCTTCCCAACAAATCTTAAATGGGAAATAAAAATGAAAAGAGTACTGATTGAGTATGATGAAACTGACTCTTTGTTGGATAAGAGAGTTGAAAGAGTAATAAATATTACTGGTGTAATAAAACTTGAATTTTCTGCTATGGAAAAACAAATAGAGTATTTACATGGTGTGGTTGCTGGTAAAGAAGAACAAATTAATCATTGGAGAAATAGATATATGGATACGATGACCCAGATTACTAATATCATAAAAGAGCATTAAAATCAATGTCAGATGTAGAACAGATAGAGCAATAATTTCTCAACAACAAATAAGAGATATAAATAACAGAAACAATCAGAACAACAAAGAAATTTCTGACCAAAATTTCTCAAGAAAATTTCTGACGGGTGATACTAAGAATAAACAGAATAAAAACCAGACAAAGGTATAAATGAAGAGATAAGAATAACTGATAATATCACACCAATAACCAATAGAAGGAGAAATAAACAGATAAAATAAAAAATTAGAAGAGTCATAGACAAAGAAATAAAGAACAGAGCAACGAACAACATATCAAATAACATACTAAACTTTGATATACCTTGTTCTTGTAGTGCTCCCTTGGGATATACTTTTAGTATATAAGTAAGTCCTATAGTTGCGAGTATTATTAGAGTAGATAATGTGTATACCTTTTTTGTGTTGATGAAGTGGTGTGATGGTGGTGTGATGGTGGTGGTGAATTGACGACCGCTTCATCACATACTTTTTTTTTGGTCTTTTTCTAAGACCACACCACCCAAGACCTAGGGATGGAATGGCTGACACAGATTTGATACGGAACGATTTGATAAAGGAACTGGTGGTGGGTTACTTTAAGTTTTTACCCTAACCAAATCTGACCACACCAAGACCTGCGACCTGTGAACTGTCAGAGCTATTTTGTATGAGCTTATGAGCAGGTTAGAACAGGTGAGGACAGGTGGTGAATACCCTGCTCAGCCCAGCCCAAGACGAAAAATAAAAAATTTTCATCTCAGCCCAGCCCAAGACGAAAAATAAAAAATTTTCATTATTGTTTAGTATTAGTTATTATTACTATGTAGTTTATAACATTAGTTATATTTTATAACTATTATATTTTATAACATTAGTTATATTTTATAACTATTATATTTTATAACTATTATATTTTATAACTATTATATTTTATAACTATTATATTTTATAACTATTATATTTTATAACTATTATATTTTATAACATTTCATAAAAGAAATATTATTTTTTGGCACATTTCTTGTATAGCATGTATTTTATATTTAATACTTTAAAATAAACATAATAGTTTATTTTATGTCATTTTATATTTCATAGTGTATTTTATAACTGGTTTGTTATTTTATATTGCTTAATTAAAATAAAGTTGACATGTTTTTATAATATGCTATTATTAAGTTAGTAAAGAAAAACTATAACATTTTATAAAGGATTATATGTCAATTAGATAAACAAGCTATTAAGAAAGAATTAAAACAGAATAGCAAATAGAAAGTGAAGTGTGAGCAATAAAAACATAAATTATTGGCTAAAACTAAACTGAATAACATGAAATACTTAAATAGTATGCTATATATGTCATTTTGATGTAAAAAATGTCAATAGGAGACTAAAATGCCTATTATAACAAAAAATAAGGTGAAAAAAATAAGTAAAGAGGAATTAACAACACAAGTAAACGATTTACACAAATTAGCTATAATAGAGCATAAAGCAGGCAGGGAAATGGTTATTTATAAAAAACTGTATGATTTGTGCGAATTTCATAAGATTGATATTAAAGCTTATGTAAAAAATGTTAAATTGAGTAAATTGAACATAAACAGAGCAGATGATGTGCAACGTGTACGATTTGATACTGGAGCAGGTAAAAGCAGGCGTCAGACTGTATATGAGTGTTTTATCAGCAATAAATGCACAATACGTAATATTTTAGATGTAATTAATACAGATAGTCAAGGAATATTTAATAAGATAACAAAAGACAACTACAGACATATAATGAATATGATTGTAGAGAAAAAAGGCAGAAAAGATGTAAAAGGTGTTGAAAGAGCAATAAATATGCGTATTAATGCAAAAGGCGTGTTAATTGAGTGTAAAGCAAGCGAAAGGTTGAACAAAGCTATTAAATATAGCGATTACATAGCTACTTTAACTAAATAGTTTGATTGCATGCATGTAGTACTTAACTAATAGAACATATATAGCATACGATTTAAGTATTTCATGTAAAAAACAACTAAGTAGTCTAATTATAACAGGAAGGGTTAAATTGATATGAGAAACAACAATATAATAAAGAATGTAACAGAAAGCGACATAATGATAAACGATATACTAGTTGAGTATGATAAGGTATATAAGTTAATAGATAGTAACAGATTAGATGATATGCTTATGAAAGCATACAAAATGGAGGATACTAATGCAGTTTCATATATATTAGACTTAAAGAAGATAATTGATATGTATTGCGTATTGAAAGATGTAGAAGCAAGCATATTAGACAGATATGAATTAGCATAAGAAGGGATAATTTATGAGTGATTTTAGCTTTATAGTACTAATGATAATAATGTGTGTCATATTTTATGTATTTTAAATAATTTTTTATAGAATGAGGTGATAACATGGAAAAGGATATGTCAATGCTTACTGAATTAGAACGATTAACGCTAGAACAGCAAATATTATATGATTTAGTCACTATAGCATGTAATAGTGATAACATGCATGTAGATGAGCATGAATTAGACTATTTACATGCAGAATGTGATAGATTAGGTCTGCATTATATGGTGCAGGACATAAACGATAAGAAGAATGAGATACAGCTTAATTTATTTAAATAACATACTAAATATAATATACCCCCCAATTTTTATTAAAAGGGGGTATATTTTATTTTTACAATACTAGTATCCACCGCAATATATTCACCACTCTGAACCATAACCTTTATTCAAGTAATCTTATGCAAAGTACGAGACACCATACCCCTGATACCATGACTCTACAGAAAATTTGAAGTGTATATCTACGAAAAGCTTACGAGCATATTTACGAATTCCGGTGGCCCCATCATTCACGCCTAAAAACCCGACCAAGTGCCTTTCTGCCTTCAGTTTATTACTAAAAGGGGTAAATAAGACTTGACATACACCCCATTTAGTGTTATTATTGTATTATCAGTCAATATAGACAAGGACAAAGCTATGAATAAGACGGCAACATTACTAGGTATTATAACAGGAATAATAGTGCTAGCCTTGTATGTCGTACAACTGGATAGTAGATATGCGAAAGCTGATGATCTCTATGCCACAAACCTACGCCTGGACTTAAAAATACTCGAAGATGAATATGTAAGTATCAGAGATAGGGTGTGGGCGTTAGAGCGCCAGTATCCAACACTACCCCCAGTAATACAAAAAGAAGTTGACTTGTTAAAAGAGAGGATGAAGCAAATTGATGATGATAAACGGCGGTATAGAATACAAGGATTCCTTGTTCCTACTTATGCTGTCAAGAATTTTTGTTAAGGGTATAATAGTCCTAGTCCAAATGACATAATACTACTACTGCGTAGCAGTATATGTATTTGTCCTAGTCCTATATCCTTTTTTCATGTCTTTCAATTAAAAATGAGGAGATATGATAATAATTTTTCATACTTTGCATAGGAGATAAAAATGAAGGTCAAAAAGATAGTTTGTAAGATTTGTGGTAAAGAACAGTTGGAGAAAAAGACTCTCAGACTTTGTGGTGATGTTCCCTGGGCTAAAGATTATTGTAGCCAAGCTTGTGCTGATCAGGCCCCTAAGAAAAAAGAACAAAAAAGAAGAGTAACTTTTGTATATCCTAAAAATGAAACTGAGGAAGTATAATGGCTCGAGATAGTGAAAAAAATACAATCAAGCCCACCAAAGGGTTTCTTAAAGGATATAGATGGATAATATTTGATGCTATTGGTAAATGCACAGGAGAAAACTGTCCATTGTATGATATGTGTCCTTATGAGAAGAATGGCGTGTGTAGTGTTGAGGCGAAGTATACCACAGCAATATTTGATTCTTTTGTAGAGCAATTAGGAGATAAACTCAACCAATCATTGTTAAATGCAATTTCATTGAGACTTGTGCCATTGTTTGGACAATTAGTTAGGATGAAAAAAGTAGCTTTAGGAATAGAAGAACCTACATATGAAACAGTTCAGGGAGCTAAGAAAATACATCCAGTGTTCAGGGAAATGAGAGAGATAATTAGAGGAATTGAGAGCACACAAAGAAGCATGGGTCTTGATGGGGAATATATGGAGGCTCTAAAAGAAAGTAGAGGCATGGGTAGTTCAATGGAGAGATTACCAAGTAATGAGGGTGATGTTGATTACGTAGCTGAAATGATGAGGGGTGAGGAAGAAGTAAGAAAAAGAGAGCTGTTTCCTGAGGGAATAGCAACCCACCCTAAACGAGCAGTCAAAGGGGAATTAATACGATGACTTGTAATTATAGTGGTGTAAGAGAGTTAATAAGTGTGGGGGATGTGATAGGTTGTCAGGGTCAGGGTCTTTTTTCAAGAGCTATTAGACTATTTAGGGGAGGGGAATGGGATCTGTCCCATGTAGCTTTGATTATTAGAGATGTACAAATAGTAAAAGATGGACGAGTAGAAGTAATGGAAGCATTGACTAAAGGTGGTATGCAACGTAATTTTTTGAGCAAGATATATGAAGTTAAACATGGAAAGTTATTCTGGATTAAAATGACTTGTACATTAGAGCAAAGAGAAAAGATCATAGCGCTGGGTGCTAAAGTAATAAAAGATGAAGTGAAATATGATTTCAGAGCATGTTGGATAGCAGTATTTTCAAAGATTCTTGTTGATGTTAAAAAGTTTAATTGCTCAGAGTTTGCTTGGTATGCATTGACAGAAGCAGGGCGATTGTTAAAAAGAAAAGACAAACAAGGAAGAGCTATTGCACCTGTACCAGGTAATTTACCAACATGGGCAGGAATAGAACCAATCGAAATAGATATGGGGAAATAAAATGAGAGAAGATATCATTGTAACAATTTGTACAATACTTTTTTTGATTGTTTTTTTCTTTATTGCTACTAGAGGGTATTCACAAGAATGCCCTACTGTTGGTGACATATATGGACAAATTACTTGTGAGATAAAAAACGGAATTAAGATTCAGATTTTTGAAGTTTATGGTGGAATATTTTGGTTGAACCCTATAACAATAATAGCTGATGATAATGGATGTTACTCAGTAGACAATTTAATAAAAGGTCAGCAATATGGTATTTTTCCACAAAGGGAAAAAGCATGGCATTGGGAACCTGATTGGGAAATTATGACAGTAGACAACGATACCTCAACCCCATAAAACAGCACAGTATAAAAAGCATGTCATTGTATGCATTAGTAAAAGTAAGTACGATATCGTCTAAATATCAGCCTCTAAAATGTACAGGAGAAATAATTGTCAAATACACTTGCAGACTACAGAAATGGTGGTGAAGGATTTGCATTATGGGCGGAAGATCATTGTCATATCCCTGTATTTCCAGAAGGAATGTCTATTCAGATATTTATGCCCCTAAAAAATCTACCAAAGGAATACTCTGACATTTGGGAAGGTCAAAAAGAAGTATGTAAAGAAGCTCTTAAAATGGAAGATGGGAGGTTCATACATAGACTGATAGTATTTTGTTGGATGCGTGGAGAAGGCAAATCACTTCTTGTATGTCTTATACAGATATGGAAATTTATATGTTGGCCTAAACAAAAGATTACATTAGGTGCAAATTCTAAGGATCAAACTAAATTTGTCCATTTTGATATTATAAAGGATATAATTAATAATAGTCCTAAGATAAAGAATATTATTGGTAAAAAGAATATACAGGAGAAAGAAGTAAGACTTCGTGACCCAGCAGGTAACATAATGTCTACCATCCAGCCTATATCTACAGCATCTGGTATTGTTTCTAATATTACAGGATATACGTTTTCTGAGTTTTTTGATATGAAGAAGGATAAATTCTTTGTGCAGTTAGATGGTTCCATTAGAAATATACCTAATGCACTAGGTTTAATTGACTCTACAGTATCTGATAAGACACATCAACTATATAAGTTATTTGAAGCGTGGCGTGATGCTAATGATCTTAAATTGCAGGGTTTTACAAGAGAAGAAATCATAGCCAAAGGAAAAGACCCTTCAATATTTTTTAGTTATAGATGTAGTCAGTTAGGAGTTCCTAAAGATTATTGGAATCCTCATATGACTGAAGGACAGCTAGTTTCATATAGGGTAAAATTTGTATTAGGTGAATTTGAAAGATATTTTTTAAATACCTGGGATGCTGGTACAAGAAAGATTTTTACGAAAGAAATGATAGAAGCAACTAGATATCTTGGTGCTAACGGAACATATAATAACGTGAAAGAAATAAGATCTCTTGTAGATCATAAAGTAAGCATATATGGTGATCAACAACAAGCTAAGGAAAAGGGAGTAAAGTTTAAAGATCCTGGTATGTTGTTACAAAAAATAGAAAGAGAACTTGTTCCAGTAAGCAGTATGTACTCTTTTGGTAATTTAAGTACAGGCGTACAAATGATATCAAATGAAGCATTAAGTATATTAGGAGATACTTTTGATACGGGGTGGGTGATATTGGCTGGATTTGATAGATCTGATCCAATGAAAACAAAACCCCTTGCTAAAACTATATATACAGTGGTGGCAAAAGGGCTAATAGGAAGTAAATCTAAACCTTTTATGGTGCATGAAACTAATTATATACCCAGATATATATACTTTTTAATTAATATACAGTTGTTAACGGATAATTCTTTAGAAGAAATGAAAAGATTATTGATGGAGACACACAAGGAATATGATGGTTTGGATAAAATAACTGCTGAACGTTGGGGAACATTTGACCTTGCTCCTTGGTGTGAAGCTAATGATATTGAATATGAAGCGGTGCACCCTGGATATGAGAAACAAAAGGAAGCATTTACAGAATTATTTACATTATATCGTGATTTAAGATTTAAGACACCCAGAATTCCAATTATGGGTCAGAAGTTAGAAGATATATTGGAAGAGGAGGCACTTGTCTTTGATCATGATACTCAGAGGAGGTGGTTTGGAAGTAGTGAAAAAATGCAAAAATTTGGTATACAGGATGATGCTATGTATAGTTTGGCTTGGGCCATTTATGGTGGTAGGGTTGTCCCTCCAACTGCGTTAAGAGAGAGAAAAACATTTAAAACATTTGGCCAACTTGTTTTAGGCGAAGGAAATCTAGGTAGTTATTATTAAAGTAAATTATTTTTATTTATAGTAAAAAACATGTTGACATACATCTTTGCCCATGCTATTACATAGTATAATTATACATCGGAGGGATTAATGGATTCTCAGGAAAAAGGTTTAGATCCAAAAGCAGTAGAGTTTTTGAAAGAGGTTCCTGATAGTATTTTACAACAAATGTCTTTTACGATGCCTTGGCAAAATAGAGGAAATAGAACAGATGAAGATGGTTTCTCTTTACCCACCGAAAAGAAAGATTCCCTTAGATATAGAGAAGAACTCCAACAGGTATGTTGGGAAAAGTTTAATGAAGACCCTTTTGTAAATACAACTATTAGGGGTCAGGTTGGGCGACAAGCAGGTTGGGGATTTGAAACAACTTCAGAAGTATATGATATACATGAAATTATAGAGGAAACAGAAACTAATTATCGTAATCGTCTTTATAATTTTTACCCCAAATGGTTTGGACGTTTTCAAATTGAAGGCGAATTATTTTTACTTTTAACACTACATTTAGATGGTTTTGTAGAGATTGATTTTATAGATCCTAGTTCTCTTATGTCAAATGGAGATGAAGGAACAGGTATTATATTTCATCCTTTTAAATCTACTATGCCTCTTTTTTATAATATAAAAGTAGGTGGTCAAGAAATACAAGTACCTTCTATTTATATTGCAAGAAATCCAGATTTAATTTCTACAGTGGCTAAACATAATGATTATGATAGAAGAGCCCAACAGCCTTGTAGAAGTACAAAAAAGAGATATCATGAAATTGGTAAATATACCAAGTTTATTATAGCTTGTGATAAAGGTTTTGTTACAAGAAGAGCAGTATCTTATCTTAGAACCACACTTCAGTGGTTAAATCATTATGAAGATCTTAAAAAATATGAAATAGACCATAAGAAATCTTGTGGTGCTTATGTTTGGCAATATAGTTTTACTGAGTTGAAAGATTTTAAGCTTTGGTTGTCTTTGACAGATGAAGAAAGAAAAAAAACAGCAGTGATGGCTAAAAAATCTCCTGGATCTACTTTAGTACTTCCACCAGGAATGACTGGTGAATGTATATCCCCTTCTTTACCTCAGTTATCTGGGGAAGATAGAGATATAAAAGAAATGATTGCGGCGGGTAGTAATGAACCTGCTGATATTATGACAGGTACATCTGCTGGTTCTTATTCTTCGGTAAGGGAAACAAGAGGACCAATGTCAGATAGAACAGCAGATGAAAATGCCTATTTGTATAGATTTCTTATACACGATTTTTGGAGCTCCATATTTTTTCTTAAATCACAACATCCCTCTTTTCCTTCTACATATGATAAAGTTGTTGGTACAGGATGGAAAAATAAAAAAGTAGTAAAGAAAACAATTCAGAAAACCCCAGAATGGTTTATTGATATACAATTTCCTGTGTCTGAAACATTAGATACTGAAGGTAAAGCCAGAGCAGTACTTGGAGTAAAACATGGACCATTTGCGGCTCAGTTAGGAATACCTAATACAGATGTTGCTAAAACACTTGGTATTGAGGGTTATGGACGTAAAAGAATGGAGAAAGCTATTGAGGATGAGATTTATCCTGAGTTGGAGTATGAAGTCGACGCAGAAGCAGAGCAGGAGAAAAAGATCGAACCTAAAGGGAATAAAAAGTTAGTAGACGGTGAAACTAAAAAATCAACTAAGAAGGAGAAGAAATAATGCCTTTATACGATTATAGTGGTGAGAACACCATAAAAGTAGATGGTCAAACTATATTATCTGGAAAAAGATTTGAAACGGATGAGTATGTGGTAGGGGATGATTTTAATCTTGTTTCACATTTACCTCAAGTAGATCCACCACCATTTAAAACTTTGTATAATAATGATATTGTTGTAGGTGTGGTTGAAAATGTTGAAATAGATCAACATTATGGTAGACTTAATGTGTATAATATTTGTGGTGGTATTCTTAAAGTTTATGCTAATGAAGATCCTGTTAATTATTTTATTATGCCAAATAATACTTTTTATGAGATAAAAAATATTAAAGGTACTATAGGTGAACTTCATCTTTCTGGTGAATCTTCAGGTAATGTGCAAATAACAGCGGATCAGAATATATAAGGGAGAAAACATGAAACAGATATTTTTAACGATTGTATTAGTATTATTGATGTATGTTTTCTCTTTTGGGCAAAGTTCAGGACCGGGAATAGTTGATGGTGAGGATATAATTGTCGGAACAGTAACAGCGGATGAATATTTACAAGATGATAAACTCACCAACCCAACTGTTGGGGAAGGAAAATATAAATTCTATTCAAAAGATGGAATACCGCATTTTCTTTCTGACAGTTATTTCTTTGCTCTATCACAAGAGATATACCTGCATTCACAATTAATTTCAGAGTTAAGTTTATTTCCATTCAAGCCTTTGCGGAGTGTTGGTGGATTTGATCTTGGTTATAATTTATATTTTGATTCTGCCTCTTGTACTAATGCAATAAAAGAAGTTGAAAGTGTAAACGTGATGAGGATTCAGGATGATGGAACAATTACAAACGGCAATCTTGTTATGCTTGGTTCTTCCGTTGCCGCAGACATTGATTGGATGGGTGAAGTTGTGGTTGGTGCAATATCTGGGACGGGAACCGGTGTACTCACTGCCAGTATGAATACTGCCAGCAGTAGTGCTACTGCTGTTGAAGGTGTTTATGTTTTAACAATGCTTGAGACTGAAGGTGATGAGGGCTATACTGGGGCATACTCTGTTGTTGACCCAGACGGAACTAGTTTGGTAAACGGTGTTCTCGGAATAGAGTATATTGGTGGTGGGTTGAGAATGACATGGGCAGATGGTGGAGTAATGACCGTGGATGATACTGTTTCAGCAACAGTTACTTTGTCATATATGTCAAATGCAAATACGACTTTTAATTGGAATGGAACAGGAGAAGATACAGCACAACTTATGACAGCAGGTTATTTAAGGCAAGCACTCGTTCGTTCTGGGACTAATTTAAACAGTGCTTTAGAACTAGCTCTCACATCTGCAACATATATTGACGTTATTGTTAAAATGAATACCACTTATACAACCCCTGAAAATAATATCGGAGTTTTTTTTCAGGATAATGCTAGGGCTAGATATACCACCACAGGCACTTTATTGAGACATGAGGATTCAACGGTTTATGTTGATTTTGTTGCATGGTATGGCAGTGTCGATGGGACTGCTAGAACGGACGCACCAATGAATAAAAGACTGCAGGTTTTTAATGACACTGTAAATGATGAAGGGAATTATATTTTAAGTAATTTAGTGGGGGGTGTTCCGACCGTAGAGCATCAATATGTAAATCAAGTTGGTACTCAGGTATCAGCAGACCCATATTATTGTGGGCCGGTTTTGACTTTAAACCCAACTAACTACCCAAATCCAGAAATATCAATAACTGTAGGAGCTGTCACAGATGGAACGACAAATGGGGATGTGTATGGTATGTACATTTACTGGGAGAATTAATCATGGCTTTGACCGTTACTTGGGATTGGAAAAATAGGGCAAATAAACCTGCTGAATATGATGGCCCGACAAACTGTGGAAATGTTGCTAATAGTCTGACCCAAAGACTTTATCTTGGTAGGGGCCCACGGGACACTCATGCTTCTTTAGGTATAACCCATGCTATTCCATATATTGATAATTTCAATCAAATATTGAGATTCAATATATTAGATGATGCTGTGGGTGCTGCACGGGCAATAATAACAATCTATGAAGATGATACTGAGGTCATTAAATATAAAACTCCGCTTTTACTCACCACGAGTGATGAGAATGACGAAGGTGATATTAAATTTACAATAGGACAAGCGGAAGAAGATGATGGTGCTTACTTGACAGGCACAGCTGCCACAGTTATCGGGAATTATGGAACCGAAACTGCCATTAAGTTTTCAGTAATTGCATGGAATGATGGACTTACTGCCCAAAGCAACGAATTATGGAGTGGTGGTGGTACATCAATCGGGGGCGGTATTGCAACTGTTGGTGTTGCTTTTTACACCCCACCATATTTTATGACACAATATCCAGATGAATTTGAGAATACTGGTCATACAGGTGACCACTATACTTTGGTGCAAAGCATAACTGCCACGGGAGCTTTTATTGTTGTCAATTCTCCACATACAATTCCTCAAGCCTTGTGTATTCAAATAAGGCTTGAGGGCCAGTCTTGGGAGAATCCTGTATTCCATGTTGCTACGGGTTTAACTGGTGTGCAAAAAATAGAACTGACAGGGCTTACAGCGAACACTACATATTATTATCGGTTGGCTTGGGGTATGTGGTGGTCACTTTTTTATGGACAAGATAAAACATTTAAAACTTTAGCCCCCGCAGGAGTTTCAACAAAGGTTGTTTTACAGGCTGATACGCATTCAATGTTTGGTATGGAAACCTATATCACCAGAGCAAAGTCAACAATGGGAGCGATCCAAAAGTATTCACCAGATTTTATCGTTGACTTTGGAGATACGCAAGGT